CCTGTATCTCAAATAGCTCATCGATCGTTATTGGTACGTACATCTTCCCATACATGTCAGCGTACACTTCTATCATCTGAAAGCTTGGTTCTACACAATATACCACATCAAACTCAAGTGTCTTGAACACTCTTTCGATGAGTTCAGTTGCACCGTATCCTATTGTCAGTCTATTCAGTGGTACATCATAATGTGTTGCAACAGCGTTATAGAGATTCAGCTGATTTGGATAATCATGGAATGAGTCAATACTAGCAACGATTCGTTTGATTTCTTGGTTGAGAATAGAATCGTAGTGTACGTTCTGTGATAGGTCTATTGGTCGTCGAAAGTTAGGTGTAGTCCAATCGGGTCTTTGCATTTCTCACCTCATCATATAACGCAAAATCTTCTTCCCAATATTTATGAACTGCTCGAAGAGTGGTAGTGTCGTAAAATGTGCTAATCATATCTTTTGTGTTGACACCTTGCACTGACTTGTTTATAGTCATCAATGGGACATCTGGAAATTGGTACTCTCTCGCAAGTGAAGACATGTGAGCGTTTAGGTTGTCATACAGCCAATAGTCTTTATGCTCTGCCCCGATTAAGAACGTACTTTGAAGCTGCATCTGCCACATGTGATCTTGGATGAAGCCGCGTTGTGCTCGCTTCCGAAAGTCTTCAGGAGAAGCTTTAGTCTCGTACCGATTTTGTCGGCACCGATAGAGATACAAACTAAGAAGTCTCTCTGTCGGATTTCTAATCACTCCGATGAATCGATTCTCGACTGTCGCTAGATCATGCTCAAGGATATACGCGACATCCATGTGGCTGTGTGTTACGTGAGGAGCAGTTAGATTCTGTTGTACACCATTGTCATGTGTGAAGACATCTTCAGGTGACGAAGCATACGTGAATAGATGGTGCGCAATTGCTTCACTCGCGTTCTTTGGTATCTTCACGAAGACTATTTTATGCTGCTTAAGCCAAATCATTGACAAGGAATGTGTTGAGAGTGATACGTGGCTTTCTAGGCTCTACTTTGTATGCATGCCATGTTACACCAGTGATGCCTGGAAAGATGAGTGTTCTGTTCTGTTTCCATTCGACTTCTTTAACGAACTCCTTATCAACATCATAGATCAACGTTCCAGTAGATTTTTCAGGTGCAACATAGTTGACAATCGACAAGATCTTTCGCGGATTCTCATCGTGTATAGGGTAGTCATACCCATCCATGATGATATTGATCTCAATGTAATGAGAAAGCTTTTCATATGATCGATGAACAGGAAACATCTTTAGTTGATCGTATGGTGATACACTGTTAGCGCATCGATAAGTGCTTGGAAACTTTTGTTTAAAGCCTTCATCAGACGATCTATGAAATGTTTGATACGCTACAGTCGGTAGTTGTTTAACGTAGGCAATGATCTCGTCTTTCATCTGCTTAAACAAGTCATCGTCATAATATGAATCTATTGTGGTGTGAGGCCATGGGTGTTGTTCAATGCTCATAGAAATATCTCGCTAATAGGTTTACCTGCTAAGTGTTGTTCAAGTATCGATTGAAGACGTTGTGGAAATGAATCTTGATTAACATCTATCGAAAGCTTATGATAGTACCACGATAAGAATCTCAACAAATCTTCATGATCAATAATAGTTATTGGCATGTCTTTAGAAGTGTCTAGTATTGGAACTATCTCGGAGAATTCGTTGATTCTGTAATTGAACACAGGTATGCCTTTTAGCATCGCATTGAATGTACAAGCAGAGTCAGCACTATAGACAATATCGGCGTCATCAATTAATGATTGCAGATCACCATCAACCATTATTGTGTAATCGCTAACAAGTCTATGTTTCTTAAACGTCTCCCATAGCGCAGGAAAATCCGTGCCATCACCTACGGCCGGATGTGTCTTAAAGACCGTGAATCGTTTTTGTTCGGTTGCATACTTCAATGCATCGACCGTGAAACGTAGATCAACGGTCGATGCCATTTGCATCAAGAATAAGTTATAGCTTCGACCTATTCGTTGCGATGTATTAGTCTGTAGATATTTTGAGTTACTCATCAATTCAAACACTTTTATGATATTTGAATCAATATCAGTTCTTTTCCAAAGGTTCAACATTGGATTACTTAGAATGTATTGTGCGTTAGGTGTAAGTTTGAATAGATTGAAATTGGCAGATCCTTCACTGTATATCAGTGAATTTGGTCTAGGATTCATTACATCACAATGAAAGCACTCGGCAGACAAATTGAATAGTTCTGTTTCGAATCTTTGCAACATATGCAAATTGTTCAATTTCAGTGGTGTTTTACTTCGATGCTGTGCCCACGTTTGGTAATGCATTATTGAATCCAAATGAAAATCTTACACCTTCAGTCCATATTGTATGCCACAGTGGTCGTTGAGGGTCGATTGTAAATGACCGACGTGTCCATCCTATGTTATCGTAATCATCAACAATGTTGCCTGTATTTGGATCTACGTATCTAAACACCGCTTCTTTTTCAGTGTAGGTGTAATACGTTCTAACACCTGGCATGTCAGAATTAGTGTGCCATTCCATATATGACATCGGCGGATACACCATGGCATTAGTACAAGTGCCGAGATCGAAAAGATTAGCTATAGTGTTACGTTGCTTATCGTTGAGTAATCCCCTGAATTCATGCTTACTGTCTTTATGAAGCTCTTCACTCGGCACAGCAATTGACATGAACTGCTCTTTAGCAATAGGGCTAACATTTGGATAATTCCAAATCGGTTTTGTCGCTTCAATGATACGATATAGTTGATTCGTTAAATTAGAATCGATCAGTTGTTTCATGATAAGCTAGATGTAATTTCACTAATCAATGTGTCCATACTTGATTCGACAGTAGGAGTAGTATTACCTACAACCTGACCGATGTGAATTGGGTTATCGTCTGTAATAATAATTGAATCAATTGGATATTGATCGACAGCAGTATCTTCAATTACGATGATGTTGTCGACAACACCATTAACTACTAATGCAAGATTTATTGAATTCATTTGAGCTATCCTTAATACATAAACAAGACTGCGCCGCTATATCCACCAGAAGCGTTAGATATATCGTGAGTCTCTCCACTTCCCGGTGATCCTGGTCTAAACGATAGTGCTGACGACCATGTCAGTGCTGCAGTAGATGCGGCACCATTTGGTCTGACGTTTGTACCCCATGTATTTACGTATGTGTATAGTGTCGTTAGCAACGTATTCGACGAACCACCTAATAGACCAAATGGTGTAAGAGGCCATGGTTGTAGTACTTCACCACTGCCAACAGATGAATTATTGCCGATGTTAGCTCCAGAGCCGCCAGATCCTCCACCTGCAATCATGCCTAAGCATGTTGTAGTACCGCCGGCACCACCTCCAGCATTTAGGGTGTTGGTGCCGGCTCCACCAGCACCGACAGTGTAACTGACGCCGAAACCAGTCGATGCTACAAACAATCCGCCTGTACTGAAACCCCATCCTCCACGAGAACCGTTCGCAAAGTTTGTGACAAGAGCATCAGTAGGACCAGTTTGGTACGAATACGATCCACCACCACCGCCTCCACCGCCAAATAACACTACTCCAAATAGCAACGTACCAGATGGCGTAGATGGGACAGACCACGTACCCGATGTACTAAACCATTCGAAGTTTGTGAATCCTTTTGCAGCAGTAGTTTGACTAGTCGCATCAGGAAAAGTGATACCTGTTGATGTTAAGACTGTTGACATTACGATTCTCCTTCGATTTATTTATTAAGCTTGAGTTGAGTAATTTCTGCTCTCAACTCTTTGATTGCTTCAATCAAGACGCCGACCAAGTTACCGTACGCAACAGACTTGTATTCACCATCTAGAACAACTTCTGGAATCACCTTTTCAACTTCTTGCGCGATAACACCGGTTGAAGCCTTACCATCTTTGTCGAAGTATACACCTCTCATCTGTGAGACTTTATCAAGAGCACCATCGATTGTGCGAACGTTAGTCTTGAGTCTTTCGTCTGAGTAAGCAGTTACGCTACCTGGTGAGACAAAGTCACCGTTTTGGGTGAATCTCCATATTCTGTTATTCGCATCTGCTGCTTGTATCACATGAATGATAGCTTCTTGTGTGTTATCGACATTATGCAAGACACCTAGAGAAGCAGTTGTTACGTTAGATGTACCAGTTGAGCGAAGCTTAATGATTGGAGCATAGCTACTTGCTGACTGTGTTACCGCGCCATAGAACGCTGCGTTAACAGTGTCTTGATCAGTAAATCCTCCTACACTTACTGCCGATGTAACAATGTTGTTACTAAAGGTTTTGATTCCAGCGATAGTCTGGTCACCAGCGGTATACACGCCGTTTGTTACAGTTCCTGCATTTCCATCGATCGAGCCGCTAATAGTGCTGCTGAAAGTCTTGATTCCACCAATCGTTTGGTTACCAGTTGTGTAAACACCGTTTGTTACAGTTCCTGCATTTCCATCAATTGAACCACTAATAGTGCTGCTGAAAGTCTTGATTCCACCAATCGTTTGGTTACCAGTCGTATAGACGCCGTTTGTTACTGTCGCAGCATTACCAATCAGGGCCGCGGTGATGGTGTTCGCTGAGAAGTTACCCGATGCATCACGTGCTACTACCTTTGATGCAGTCGCTGCTGATGTAGCGTCAACCGCCCATGTTGTAGCAGTTCCACCATCGAATGCTGAACCGGTGATGTAAGAACCATTCGTCAATGTTGCAGTAGTGTTTGCAGTCAGGACGATGTTTGCCGAACCGTTGAACGATACTCCGTTGATCGTACGTGCGGTTTGAAGAACTGTAGCTGTACCTGCGTTACCAGTGATGGAACCAGTGATCGTCGAGTTGAAGGTCTTCGCGCCTGCGAATGTCTGAGCAGCAGTAGTAACAACACCCGATGCAGTAGCAGATGCAGATGGGATAACCGCACCAGATCCGGTCGAAGAGTTCAGCGTAGGTCCAGCAGTAGTACCAGCCGTCCATGTCATGTTGGTGTTTGCAGCATCGATGTTGATCGTTCCAGCACCATTGGTGATGGTGATGTTTTGACCTGCTCCGATCGTTCCCTTCGACAACGTGCTTCCGGTCGAGTTACCGATCAGGATTTCACCGTTTGCGTATGCAGTTTGACCGGTACCACCCTTATTCACAGCGATAGTAGTTGCGTTCCACGTACCAGCAGCAAGTGTACCCACTGAGGTGATGTTTGTAGATCCAGCCCATGTCGACAGCGCAGTGTTTTCTACCAGGCTTAGACCAACGTCAGACTTAGTAACAGTCGACCAAACTGGAGCAGCCGATACCGTTCCGTTTCCGGTCTGTGCAAGGAACTGCTTGGTCGTCGTGGTGTTACCCGCGAGGCGTACGTTATCAGTGCCGTTGTGATAGATTATATCACCAAGTGTCGTTAGAGGTGAAAGCGCATCAAAAGCTGCAAGTGCAGTCGTCTGACCAGTACCACCGTTAGCGATCGCCAGAGTTCCAGTGATGTGGGTAGTCAGGCCAATTTTACCCCACGATGGAGCTACACCGACACCACCCGAGATGAGTGAGTTACCAGTTGCCACATCGGCAAGTTTGCTCAGAGCAGAAGTCGATGATGCATATAGGAGGTCACCGACAGCGTATGAAGCGAATCCAGTACCACCGTAGTTCGCAGCGATGGTAGAACCATTCCAAGTACCAGAAGTAAGTGTACCGACCGATGTCAGGCTCGAGGAAACAACCGACGAACCAAGAGCAGTTGCACTCAGCATCGAAACGTTGTTGATCTTGAAGACTTTGCCAGTTGGGATGTTCAGGTTTTCGCTTGACGTCCAGTTAGCATTCGTGCTATCCCAGACGATCGATTTGTCTGTTGTACCCTTGAGAGTGATACCACCACCGTTTGCAGTGATGTCCGTAGGTGAGGCAACATCACCGATGATGATGTTCTTATCGTCAACACTAAGTTCAGCAGTATTGATCGTCGTGGTCGTACCATTGATCGTAAGGTTACCAGAGATCACCACATCTGAGCTGAAGGATGCAGAGTTACCCGAAAGGGCACCATCGATCGTGAATCCGTTATAGACTCTCGACGCTCCACCAACATGGATTGCACCACCGACACCCATACCACCCGTGAGCTTAACCGCACCAGTAGAAGTCGAAGTCGAAGCAGTCGTGTTTGTCAGGTCAAGTGCAGTAGCGGTTGAAGCACCGCGACCAGTTACAGACGCGAGAGTATCAACTTCAGTCGCAGCAACAGTGATCACCTTAGTCGTTTGGTTAGCAGTTACACTGACGATGCCAGATCCAGCAACAGTGAATGTATCACTGTTCGAACCAGCACTGAGGGTATTCGCTCCAACCGCGATGCTCTTAAAGATGTTCTGAGAAGAACCTTTATCGGTGTTCGTGATAGAGATCGAAGAAGCAGTGCTTTGGTTCGCAGTGAACGATGCGTTAGTACCAGCAAGACCATCACTGACGTTGATAGTCAGTGCACCGTTACCGATGTCTGAGGTGAGAGCCATCGTGCCCGTTGTAGCAGGCATGGTGATAGTCGTCGTACCAGCAGTGGCGTTTGCCTTGAATGTTGTAGTACCAGATGTCGATCCAGAGAAGACCGCACCGCCGCCACCGATTGTTGGAGTCGTGAGCGATGGACTTGTTGAGAATACAAGCGAACCTGTTCCGGTTTCATCGCTGATAACACCACGAAGTTCTGTAGAAGTCGTCGCGGCGAATGCGCTGAGCTTATCCGAAAGAACTGCAGTGTTACCGACACGGAGAAGAACATCACCATCGGGAAGTGTAACAGTACGGTTCGCGCTGATCGCCGATGTAGGTGGTACAATGCTGATTCTTCTTGAGTTTGAACCAACGGAAGATCCTACGAGAACAACACCGTCTTTGATGCCATCCGCAGCTGTGACAGAAGTCTTTGCCGAGACTGTATTAGCGTATACTCCATCCCATGGAGTAACTGTCGAACCGAGATCAAACGTTGTGTCGGATGGAATCATATCCGATGCAACAACCGCGCCTGTTCCAGAGTTCAGGATGAGGGCTTCCATTACGGTCGTAGTGTTAACGATCGATGTGTTAACCGACATCTCAAGGTCAGTGTTGCTGAACAGTACTTTACCGACAACTGTCAGGGAACCATTGATTGTCGTATTTCCATCGATGCTGGTGTCACCACCAACTTTTACGGTTTGACCGACATATGCACCGCCGCTAATTGTGATCGCGTTATCATCTGGAACAGTAAGGCTTGAACCGGTGAAGAGGACTTTGACCGTACCAGCATTTGCCGAACCGATTTCAACATCACCTGTTGTGATGCTTGGAGCAAGCTTGAACTTACCGGTCGTGACGTTCGAGGTGATTGTGGTATTACCCGTTACACCATTACCGTGCACTGTCAGGATGTTGTCAGCGGTCGTGCTTCCGACCTTCAGGTTTGTAGCTGCTGCCGAACCAAGGTTGATCGCAGTAGCCGCACCGAAAGCATTGACCGTAGTCGCAGTCGTGTTCAGGAGAGCGAAGGTTGTCGATGCCGTTGTAAGAGCAGAACCACTTAGAGCGACTGTAGCATTCTTAATTGTAGCCGTGCCGGTTGTCGCACCAATGTTCAACGTAGTAGCTGCACCGAAGGAGTTCACAGTCGTCGAGGTATTGACGACGTTTGCCGATGCTGACATAATCAGATCGCCGCCGTTGACAGTCAGATCACCTGATGTTACGATGTCACCGGTCGAAGTAGTTGAACCTGCAACTACGAGGCTGTTATTGACATTGGTCGTACCAGTTGCGGCACCAAGGTTCAGGGTAGTAGCTGCACCGAATGCCTTAACCGTTGTAGCGGTCGTTGGGAAGAGATTGTATGTTGAGCTTGCGGTGGTAGTGGTATTACCTGAGAATGCAACGTTAGCACTCGCGATAGTTGTCGTACCAGTTGCGGCACCGAGATTGACTGTCGTTGCTGCACCACCGATGTTCAGTGTAGTGATACCTGAGTTGACCATATTGAAGGTCGTACCCGATGCGGTAAGATCACCACCATCAATGTTCACATCACCATCAACGTCAAGGTTGTTTTTGACGTTGGTCGTACCGGTTGCTGCACCAATATTCACTGCCGTTGCAGCACCAAAGGCGTTTACAGTGGTCGCAGTCGTATTGAGAAGTGCGAAAGTCGTCTGTGATGTAGTGAGCGCAGAACCACCAAGCGCGAGAGTCGCGTTATTGATAGTTGCGGTTCCTGTCGCAGCACCAAGGTTCAGAGTAGTAGCTGCACCGAATGCATCAACAGCGGTTGAACCAGCGTTCCAGAGTGCAACCGAAGCAGGGCCAGTGATTGTAGCTGAGTTGAGTGTGGTCGAACCAGCAACTGATGAACCGATGTTTACGTTCGTTGTAGACCCAGCTGCACCACCTGTACCGAGGTTAACAGTTTTGGTCGTAGCAGTTGCAGTAGCACCGGTACCAAGATTGTAGGTTGAAGCACCGGTCGAAGATCCACCAATCGTTACAGTCTGTGCACCTGATGCTCCACCGAGAGTAAGTGTGGTAGCTGCACCAAAACCTGTCACTGTTGTAGCAGTGGTGTTCAGGAGAGTGAACGTTGCTGACGATGTTGCAACAGTTCCACCATTCAGGTTGACTGTTGGGTTACTGATCGTGGCTGAGCCAGTAGCCGCACCGAGGTTAAGTGATGTAGCCGCACCGAAAGCGTTCACTGTCGTAGCGGTGGTGTTCCAAAGGTTCTGAGTCGTCTGAGTACCGACGATCGTAGGGTTGCTGATCGTAACCGTACCAGTCGTAGCACCAACGTTGATAGTCGTTGCAGCACCAAAGGCATTGACTGTAGTCGCAGTGGTGTTCCAAAGGTTCTGGGTTGTTTGTGTACCAACTACCGTAGGATTCTTAATCGTGGCAGTACCGGTTGTCGCACCGATGTTAACCGCAGTTGCCGACGAACCGATGTTCAACGTAGTAGTCGTACCGTTGATCAGGTTGAAAGTGGTAGCAGTCGTCGTGATGTCACCACCGTTGACCGCAAGATCACCACCAAGTGTAGCACTGTTCGACGCAATAAAATCTACTGCGTTTACATCTTTCCATTTGACAGAACTACTACCCATGGAGTATAATGAGTCTATACCTCCAAACAAACCAGAAGTATTTGCTACCAATGCAGTATTGGATACTGAGTTATTGCTAAAGGTAATGTTCAGACTCTGGTATGTTCCATCGGAACCCGTAACACGGAGAGTCTTAGCAGCAGTACCTTTGAGTTGCAGTTCACCAAGAGACTCGATGTTGTTGTCGGCGTAAACATAGGTCGTGTGGACGTTGCCATATGGCTTAGCATCAGAACCAAGATCTACCGTGATCGCCGATGGAAGCAGGTCGGTTACGAGATAACCATTGACACTGATAGAATCTGCAGTGGTAGAACCAAGGATGACGTTATTGTCGAACTGTGCTTGAGCACCGGTGAACAACGCGTTCGCTGTCGAAGTAAAGATACCATCGACATTCACTGCAGCATTGAAGTCTGTCGTCGAGTTGACGTTCAGGACATCGGCTGAGTTGAAACCGAGTGTGATGACGTCGACGTTTGCGTTCATCGTGGCAGAAGTGATCACTGAGTTCGAAGTAACAGTGAAGGTTGTGCCTTTGACGTCAGTCGTCGTTCCAGTGAACTCCGAAGGAGTCTTCACGTAGAAGTTACCGGCATTGATCGTGGTGTTTGCAGCAGTAACTGTGACAACACTTGACGCTGCGTTAACCGCGACGTTTCCAGTGAAGAGCGAGTTGTTTGCGTTCACTGTGAAGTTGTTGGTATTTGCACCGATTTGAACAAGGTTCGAATCTGCAAAGATCGTATTCGATGTCACGTACATCGTTGCTGATGCGTTAACAGTTCCACCACGAAGAGCAGTTGAAGCGATCAACGTATTTGCTGAGAAGAGGCCTTCTACGTGGGCGTTTCCAGAAGTGTAACCACCAACACTTACGTTTGGTTGTGGATATGAAGTAGTCGTAAGAACAACCGTACCCATATCGTAGACAAGTTGGTTTGTTGTATCTACCCACGATGCGAACGTATCAGTAGATTCAACGTTTGCCCCAGCTAGCAAATATACGTGTGCCTTTGCCATTCTTATTTACCCGTCCCTAATTCTTTGACTGCTTGACAAATCTCAAGCATCGTTGTCATGATACATTTCATGTCAGACTCAAGCTTATCAATTCGTGCTGCTTGTTCTTTCTTCATGCGATGCTCATGTAATGCTTTTGTATTTGTATTTATTAGTGCGCGAGTGGTTAGATCGCGCACATAGTCTTTTTCTTCAGTCTGAATTCCGTTAATCATGATAGTGCGAGTGCTCTTAGATCTTTGAGTCGAGGAACAACATTGTGGCCATTTGCCAACATCACGATCTTAATTGCGAAATACTTGTAGTTGTTGAATAGCGCGCCGGTTTCATCTTTGTAGTTGATTGTACCGGAAACATCAAGAGCGTTACCACCATTCACAAGACTTCCAACCGTTCCAGTTTGAAGTTGGTATTCATACTCACGGTAATCGTAGCGATTCACTGTTGATGAGGTCGAATCAGTTTCTGGCTTGAGTGCCATCTTTGTCCAACCAATGCTATTGAATTCACGATTGTCGGTTGCCGACTTGAATTTAGCATAGACACGGATGTCAGTTCCGGTTGGCTTATACGCACCAAGGATGATTCTCATATCTTCAGCATCGAGACCATCTGCGAGTTCAATCACACGTGATACATACTTCGCCTTTGCATTACCGATGTTTGTCGCTTCTGTTGGGTCGATGTCGTCGATTGTCGTATTCGCTGCGTTGACAAGATACTCTGCAACCATGACCGAAGAGATCTCATGGTCAATCACTGGCGATGTATCGATCGTCGTTGACGATGTATTAAACAACCCAACATTGAGTTCAAACGAAGTAGCAGCAGGATCATTGCTCTTACTCTTGATGTAGAATGTATTGTCTGTCAAGAAGTTCGTGTTATTGAACGCTAGATCCTTTGAGACAAATCCTGATCCATTGTACAACTTTGAGCCAGTCAATGTGGTACGGGTCTTCGAGAAGTTTGAGCGATAAATTGCTGGTTGAATGTAGCTGATCGGCAAATCGTCGATAGTTTTGACTGTTGTAGTCGCACCAGTTACTTCACCTCTAATCGTGGTGTTTGCTGCGAACACAAATCCTGTTTTAGCAGTGGAATTCGCAATAATCATTCTTGCCGGATCACGTGTATTGATGTATATGATTTGGCCGACAGGTGAAGCGTAGTGACTTGTGATTGCCGAAGCACTTGTTTTCGATGGTGAGTACGCAGTCATGAAGTCGTTGTTTGCGATAGTCTTGATCTTAAGCGCTTCATATACACCACCGTTGTTTACGATGATATGTTGATCGACCGCATAGTTGGTTGTGAATGACGTACCAACACCTGCAATTGTCGCACTACCCGAGACCAATGAAACCGAACCGTTTGCATAAGAAGTCTTTACTTGGAAGACCTCTTCACCTGTTCTGAAAGTTCCGTTGATCTCAGCGATTGAGAAGAACTCATGATCGGCGTTTGCAAGAGTCACAGAGCCTTCGCTGTTTGTGAAACGTGCTGCATACAACGTGAACTTCAGGTTTTCGTTCTGATATGGTGTCCAAGTCTTGTTATTCGTTGAAGTGAATAGTACTCCAGCGTTAGTATCTTGAACGATTGCTGCTCCAGTGTCGACGTCTGTTCCGCCGGTGCGGCTGATCCAAACAAGGTAATCTGGGTCATTTCCATCAGGTGCGATGACGATTGCATACTCAGTGTTCACCTTGAGTGCGACTGGTGCGTCGAATGTGACGGTCGTGGCGTTGATCGCAGTAGTCGCGATCGAATCAGAAGGAGCTGATACTTGCGCTGCAGTGAGATAGACAGATGAGAATGGAATCGCATCACCAGCTGGATAACCATTGATGACTTCGCGAATCTGTACACCTACACCTTTACCTACACGACTCTTTTTAGCAAAGTACAAGTCGAGTTTAGTAACAAACACATCGGTGTCTGACGATTCATCACTTTCGATAATGAATGTTTGAGCGAGTGGATCCGATTTCTTTCGTTGTGTAGTCGTAGTCGTTACGTCGACATCCAACACGAATTGTGGCGGACGAGTCGTAGTTGTAAGCCCTGATTTCGTTACTGCGAAATTATAGCCACTGTACGAAGCAGATGCCGATGAAGTAGCTGCATCACGTGCATCAATACTATCAACATCAAGGATCTCTAGCTTTCTATCCCCAACATAGAATGTTGAGTCTGGAATCAGGAATACTGCATTGAGTACGCCATTCGAGTCAGACAGCATAACCTGTGAACCATATGCTGATGTGCGGGTCACTACATTATTCGCGAATGATCCTTGAGCTACATGTGCGTTAACATCGACCCCATCAAAGAAGAAGTAGAAACGTGTGTTAGGGCGTAGACCGATTGCTCTGATTTGAATCGGCAAGCTTCTCATGAATGGCATGAAGCTTACATCACGTACAAAGTCACCAACATCAACAGTAGTCGCTGCACCTGCTACAGTGTCAAGTGTAGTGGTTGTAGTCGTAGTGGTTGTAGTTGTCGTTCTTCTAAAGATGCCTGATCTAGCGCTCGTTGACAATACACTGCGTTGTGTGCTGCTCAACGGAATCACTTCAGCGAGAGCATCAGTGAATTCAACGAATGGCGTAGCAAGGTCGATGTCGAAGTTAACATCTGGTGCTTGCACAGTGTCTGGGCCCGAGTCATACTCTGGAGAAATTTTCATTTGTCCAGCGTAGTTGTAGAAGCTGGTCGTGCAGCTCTTAACAGTTGTTGCCGATGGCTGAGACGCCGAGACTATAGCACGGTCAGTCTTTGGTAGTGTTGCCACTTGCGAATTGAAGTTTGTAGTGTTCGCAGTGCTAATCAACTTCATACCCAGTGAGTACTGACGGATCTTCGGGGTGATGTTGTTGATCGATTGCTCAATAGCCGCTGCAAATTCGCCACCGTTCACATCAGCCAAGATTAGGTTCTCAAAGTTATCAACGAAGATACCGTTCTTGAATCGTGACAATCCACTCGCGTCGGTAACTAAGAAGTCTTTAGCCTGTGTCTCAAGTGCACTCAACGAAACGTAGTATTCCATGTTCTTGAGTCGCTTATCGAGATCACCGATGTCTTTCATCGTGTAACGTTGAGTTTGATTCGAAGAAACTTGTACACCGTAATCAGGTTTTCCGATACGCGCGGCTTGAGATGTCGAGAGTGTTGGGAATGGTGGAACACTGAGACGAGCGAGCAACATACCCTTAGTTGGTTCTGCAGGGTAGTTTGGATTCTCTGCAGGCACACCTTGAATCAGCTCGAAGTTACCAGACTTATCGATGACGATGATGTCATTACGGCCTAGGTAGTACGTGTAAGAAGTTTCAATTGTCTTATTTGGCGCTGCGAAGTAAAGCGGACCGGTGAAAGACACTGTATTAGCTGGGTTCAACGTTGCGTCAGATGCGACTTCTGCATATGCAGCAGTGTTTGAAGCATATGGGCGAAGGTCAATTACATCACGCAGGTAATAGGTTGTTCCATTACTTGCAGTCATCGTTGGAATACTCTCGGTGCGAATCTTTCCAGCCGGCAATGGCACAGTTGTATCATCGACAGGGTAACTATCGGCAGTGAAGAAGTGACCAACACCAGCAGTCTTTTGGAATACACGTGCCTTTACAATCAACTTGTCGTTGGCGTTGATTGTAAGTGGCTTTGCCTTCTTGATGCTAGACAATCCATAAAACGAGTCAAGCGCGTTTTTACTAAACGTAAAGTATGATGTGTAATTGTCTGTAGCAGAGTTGGCTGTTGCATATCCCTGTAGTGTAGCATCAGAAGTTGTGCTAGGTGATTTCCAAACGCCATCGATCGCATACACATCGGGAACACCAAGAGAGTATGATCCAGTTGTGCCATTTACGTTTGTGTTAGCATTGACTCGGACGTAGATTGTCTTGAGGGTCTTTGTGCTAATCGATGCTTGTTGCTTTTTAACGTTAGCATAGGTCGAAACCCAAAGTGAACCACCTGGATTCTTCGCAAGAGTAATCGTCAGTTGTTGACCGGTCGAGTCAAGAGAAGCAGCGTTTACACCAATCGATTCACCAGTAGAGACCGCACCAACAGAAGAGTTAGCAACCACGATAAGGTCGAGCAACTCATCAGAGTTCAAGTTCGAACTCACAGTGTATGGGAAGACGTCTGTTCCTGACACTGAGATCGTGTAGGTGTTTGATGTGGTCTGTTGATCGATCGCAGTGCGATAGACAAAATCGGTGTTCACCGCATCGATCGCTTTAACAAAGGACTTACCGACTGGATAGAACGCCTTATTGAATGTAGCATCGATCAATTGAGTCTTACTGTCGACAAGTACGGTGTTTGCAGTGCCGGTTGATACTGATGCAGCAACTGTGCGTACGTCACCGAACGTTGCGGTGTTAGACGTCATCTTGACGTCAAGAAGGTAGATTCTGTATTCTGAATTTGATCTCTTCGTAACGGACCGTGCACGTGCTGTACCAATTGTGACACCACCTGAGTTCTTAAGGTTCACCGTTTCGAATGAAGTGAATCCAAATTTACCAGAATATGTGTTTGCCGTTACATATGCGCCATAGTTGGTGTTAACATCTTGGTTGATCACTGAACCAAACGTTGTTGCATCTGGTACTGGGATGTCGATTTCGTTAAGAAGTTCAACACGCTGCCCGTCTACATAAGCAATACCTGCGCCGATATAAGCATTGAGCACAGTATTGTTTGCGGGATTAGGACGAACACTTACATCAAAGCGAGAAACCACATAGTCACCGGATTCTTCCGATGTTCTGATCTCCATTTGCTTTTCGATTTGGTTGTATTGGGTCGTCAACTTTCGGCGAACAACGCGACCATTCGCGTACTCTTGAACAGCGAAGAACTTTTCATCTGCTGCCGCTTCTGCAAGCGTCTTGATAACCAGTGTAGGTGTCAGCTTGAGGCGGTCTGCGCCTGGTGCATTCTCGTTGTTGAACCCGTTAGCGTTGTCGAGTAGACTTGAGTCTTCGTTGCTGTCGATGATCTCTTCGTTGGTTTGGAAACCTGCTACAACACCATCGGGAGCGTTGCTGTATTTCGAAACGATCGTCAGAGCGTTCTCAAAGCGAATGAAGTGACCCTTTTGATAGATGATACCCTCGCCACAGCGAACACCATAACCGGTTCCGATTGCAGCCGTGCCTTCGACACTTCCTGCAACAGTTAGAAGATGTTCTTGAACAGTGTAGTCACCATTCGCATCTTTTGAATAGAGCTGAATGCTTTCTGCTGTGCTGAACTTGCTAACGTTTTGGTTAGAAGAGTTGATCGCGGTCTTGGTGTACTTTACAAAGAGTGTGCTAAGGTCTGGCGTCTGAGACTCGAGACCGTACGTAGTCGCGATGATGATTGCTTCAACACCGGTGATTTGGCCAACTGCCTTCATATCAACATATGTATTCACATCGGTTGCTGTTTCATTACCAGTTGGTGTGAACGCAACGTCAAGGACTTTAACGTATGCTAGATTTGCCTCTTCAACAAAGTTACCACCTCTGATGATAGTACCTTCGCGAAGGATGTTATCACCGAAGCGTTCAACTTGGTTTTGGAGAATCGTTTGGAGTTGAGTCAGTTCACGCGCTTGAACTGCTACAGCCGGCTTGAACAACACTCGATGATAGTTTTTCGTTTCATCGAAGTCATCGAAGTATGGTGACTGGTTAAAATCAGTAGTAAGACCCATGTGTTCTTGCCTCTATTAGAATTCAATAATTAGCTTAATACGCTCGGTTTGATCAGTATCACGGTCGATTGGCACGAAGTTTTCTACGTACATAAACTCTCCACTACCATCAACCAGTTTATTAGCTGCTGTATCGATGCCAATGAGAGATGCAACCGCCTGTGATGTTTGACCTCTAAAGCTATTTATCGTGTTTGTGCCGGTATCAGTGAGAAGGAATGATCCATTTACATTCGTCAGTGCAATTGTTCCAACAGACGTATTTGCAAGACTTACTTCATGGACGTTACCAATTGCAGTCGCAGCGAATGTGTTGTCATAGTTTGTAACAATCGCAGTTGCACCTGAAGTATTTCCTGTTACGGCTGTATTAGTAACAAAGTATCCATCTGGATTTGAAAGCGTTAGGACGTTCATTGCACGGGCAGTTACAATACCTGTTGATGTGCCCGCATCAGTTGTTTGATACACGATCTCGCCATCATTGAATAGATATGCAACATCAGTGCCTTCCAAGGTCAACTTGATGATCGTAGATGAAAGAGTCTGAGTTAGACCTGATTGTACGACAACTTCATCTTCTTGGAATCCATCAAACGCGCTTAGACCTGGGTCAATGATCTCAACGGTGAATTTGTCGCGTTGATCAAAAGTCTCAAAAGTGCGGTCGATAGAATCGATGTACTTAACGATATTCGATGTTGACCCAATGATACCAGTTGTGCTATCCGATGTATTCGATGTCTCGAAGAATCCACGAACATTCGTGAGAACAACCGTATTGGCCGATCGGTCAAGAACAGTCGCACTTGCGTTAGTCGAGCTTTGAGTAATGGTCTCACCATCAACAAGGCCGGTAGTTGCAGCCGAGGTCAAAACAAGTTGTGCACGTTTGAATAGAGGGTCTTTGATCAAAGAGATCTTACGGTAATCGTTTGCGACTGGAATCGTGTTTGCTTCTGGTCCAATGAACTCAACAGCCACGCCGACCTTGGTTGCGAACAACTCGTTGATCACGTCAGAGCCATGTCCTCCGGGTGGAGAGATTACTGCACGAACGACTGCTGATGTTGTGGTAGCGGCCGATGTTGAACCAGTGCTTCCAATGACTTGAACATCAGCGAAGGTATAGCCACTACCTCTTTCGATGATGATAACATCGGAGATTGAACCAGTCGTCGTGTTGACTTCTGCACGAGCCTTTGCACCAGCACCATCACCTGACACGATCACTCGTGGAGCGATGATGAAGTCGCTTGTGCGATCTGGCACAGTTTGGAACGGTGCGTCGATGATGATTTTTCTTTCGCCGCCTGACGTGAAGTAGTCGACAATCGTACGGATCTCACCGTCGCCTGGACCAGAACTGATGTAGATCGAGCAGTTCTCGTAGAATGCAGCGTTAGACGAGAGTGTCATGTCAGAGCTCTCGATCGAGTAGATGAGTGGATCACCACCGATCGCTGCTTCTTTGATGTTGCCTACGGCATAACTCTTGTATGACGAACCAGCATCTTCAATGAGCATGACATCGATCGAACCTGCGATTGCGTTGTCGACAACGTCTTGGTTGACAAATACTGGAACGTAGTCAAGCGTAGCGAACTTCATATACTGTGAAGGTGTGATGGAGTACATGTACTTCCATTCATATCCGTCTGCGGTCTTATAGAAGTCGTCTTCTGGTTCAACGTCTGATCGCTTTGGCTGACTAGTTGAAGCCGTTCCACCGTTGTTATACAAACACTTGAACACGTGGTAGCTTCCTGCTTCAGCTGATACTACGAAGAAATTTTTTGATTCAGGTGTAGTAAGTCTCGAGTCGTACATATCGTAGACTGTACCTGACGTCCATGGAATGTTTCTGATCATGTGAACAACGTCAGTGCTAGTCACATGCTTTCCAAATATCAACTCGTCGTAAAGTTCGTAGTGTGTACTCTGAATGCTCGTACCTGGGTCTGGTGGAAGTGCGTCAGTCGTAAATGGCAAGCTACGATGAGCACCAAGATAGTAGATCGTGTTCTGAGGTTCGCTGAGCGACTCAACGAATTGCTTTGCAGCATGGGTCTTAAAGTTGTTGGTGATCAGCTTCATTTCTTATCCTTACATCGCTGTCGTGCGGCCGGCTTCGATCATGCTTGTACCATCTGATACGAAGTTGATCGTAAAGTATTTACCCGACACCGTACCTGTTGCGAGTGTTCCCGTTGTCACGAACCCTGTACCAAACGTGAGTGTGTATGAGGTTGTTCCACTCGTGAGAACGATGATCGATGATCGCGATCCAGCGGGAGCAACAGTTGTCGTGAGAGTTGCAGTTGCGGTTGGGGTGATTTTTACGATAGCGTTTGTACCAAGAGCCATCGCAGTTGTGCCGCTTGTATGTGCAGTGTATCCACCCTGAATGAACGATGAACCCTTGATACCGCCAACGACTTCAAGCGGTACTGTCGGAACAGCAATGCCGATACCAACGTTACCCGCGAAATAGTTTTGTGCAGTACCACTCATATACGCGTTCCAGCGACCGGTCCCTACTGGTATACCACCTTGGAACGCGTAATTATTTGTTG